AAGGGGCGAGCCTTTGGACAAAATTGGGCCTTTTACAACCAGAGGCTACTTCGCCGCAGTTTTACTGCCGTTTTGCACTCCTTTGCGGCGACGATTCGACGCCTCTACGATGGAGGGCATGAAGGGACGCCCCCCAAAGCCGAAGCACATCCTCCAGTTGGCTGGCTCGAAGCACGCCGACGGACGCGAGGAACTCGGCACTCGGCCTGCCGCCGGCCAGATGCAGCCGCCGGAATGGCTGAAGCCTCGCGGCAAGCAGATTTTCGGCCGCCTGGTGGAGTGGCTGACCAAGATGGGGACGCTCGCCGAAACCGACGAGCACGTTGTAACTCGCTACTGCGTGGTTTACTGCCAGTGGGAGTACGCCGCCCAGCAGTTGCAGAACATCGACGCCACCCACGTCGAGGTTCTTGCCCCGGATGGAAGCATCAGATTCTCGCGGGCCACGGCGATGGCGACGCAGGCAAAGGAGTGCGGCGAGCAACTTCGGCACCTCGAAACGGTGCTGGGCCTGACCCCCGCCGATCGCACCCGCCTGGGATACGGCGCGGTGAAGGTCGTCGCCGACCCCGTGGACGAACTCTTTGGCGACACAGCGGCCAGTTGATATCCGCCAGTTTGCCCGGCTGCTCAAGCACACCGAGGCACCGTTCGCCGGCAAACCGTTCATTCCGGAGCCGTGGCAGGACGAGTACCTGGACAAGCTCTTCAATACGAAGAGGACGGACGGCCTTCGGCAATACCAGCGGTCGCTGCTCGCATTGCCCCGCAAGTCGGGCAAAACCGCGATGTGCGCCGTCATCGGCGCCTACGAGGGGTTCTTCGGCGCCGAGGGCGGCCAGATTCTCATCGCCGCCGGCGACCGCAAGCAGGCCAGCCTCCTGTTCACGGCCTGCTCCAGGTACATCGAGTCCTGCCCCGGCCTCCTGCGCCGGTGCAAGATATACAAGAACTCGATCGTCATCCCCCATAAGAAATCCACCATTCAATTTCTTTCATCCGAGCACAAGGGAAAACACGGCTTCAACCCGAGCGTCTGCATCGTGGACGAGTACCACGTCCAGACCAACCGCGATCTGACGGACGTGCTGGAGAGCGGCATGGGTGCCAGGACCGAGCCGCTCGTCATCTATGTGACGACGGCCGGCATGGACCGCGTCGGCCCCTGCTACGAGGAGTGGCAGCGAGCCCTCAAGGTCCGCGACGGCCTCATCGACGACCCGACATTCCTGCCGTGCATCTTCGCTGCCCCCGACGACGCTGACCCGTTTTCGGAGGATACCTGGCGGCTTGCCTCGCCGAACTACGGGATCACGATCCGCAAGGAATTCATGGAACGCGAGGCCATGCTGGCCCGCGAAAGCGTCTCCGAGGAGATCAAATTCAGGACTTTGTACCTGAACCAGTGGGTGTCGAACGGAGCGAACCGTTTCTTCAAGACAGGCCAGTTTGAAGCCTGCTCCGCCCCGCTCCGTCCCGCCGACAACCGCCCCTGCTACTGCGGCGTCGACCTCTCCAGCACCCAGGACACGACGGCGTTCGCTGCCGTCTGGCCTGGCGTCGATGAGGACGGCATCCCCGACGGCACCTTCGACGTCTTCGCCCACCTGTTCATCCCAGAGGCCGGCGCGGACAGGGACGAAGCACCGTATCGCCAATGGGCGAAGGACGGATGGGTTACAATTACAGAAGGCGATGTGACGGATTACGACGCTGTCAGGGACTACATTCTCTCTTTTGCAGAGAAGAATGCGGTTCGGGCTGTTGCCATCGACCGATGGAACGCAACCCACCTGACGACGCAACTGGTCGCCGAAGGGATCGATGTAAAGCCGTTCGGGCAGGGCTACGCCTCGATGAGCCCGGCTACGAAACTGCTCCAGACGCTCACTTTGGGCCAGAAATTACGGCACGGCGGCAACCCGGCCCTGGCGTTACAGATGTCGAATCTCCAGGTGAGGACAGACGACGCAGGGAATTACAAGCCCACGAAAAGCCACTCCAAGTCATCGGCCAGGATCGACTCGGCCGTCGCCCTCATCATGGCTCTCGGCCTCTGTAGCGGCGAAGTCCGCGGGCCTGACGAAGAACCCGAACTCATGGTGTTCTAAGGATGCCGACCGAAGAAGAAGAGTCCTACGCCGGCGTCATGGAACTCCGCAGCCAGAGCCTCTCCAGGGTCTTCGAGGAGATTATCGCCGGCAGGTCGACGACCGCCGGCGTGGACGTCTCGCCGGAACTGGCCCTGGAGTGCAGCGCCGTCCTGGCCTGCGTCCGCGTCCTGTCGGAATCCATCGCCAGCCTCCCCTGGAACTACTGCCGGCGGCTCCCCGGCGGCGGCAAGGAGATCGCCGACGAGAAGCACCTCCACGAAGTGCTGCATTTCCAGCCCAATTCGTGGATGACGAGCTTCGAGTTCCGAGAACTCATGCAGTCGTGGATTCTCCTCTGGGGCAACGCCTACGCACTCATCAAGGGCTCGATCGAGCACGGGGCCGTCAGCGAACTGATCCCGCTCCACCCGTCGCGGATGGAGGCGAAGCGGCTGGTGAACGGCAAGCTGCGGTACTACTACCGCAAGCCTGCCACCCTGGCTGATCCAAACCCTACTCCCGAAGAGTACCGCCAGGACGAGATTTTCCACCTGCGCTGGCTCTCCAACGACGGCGTGACGGGCTTCGTGCCGACCAGCCTCTCGAAGGACGCCATCGCCCTGGCGCGAGCCTGCGAACTCCACTCCTCGGCATACTTCGGGAACGGCTGCTCGACGGGCACCTACATCGAAACCGATCAGCCCCAGAAGCCCGAGACGCTGCGGCGCTTCCGCGAGCAGTGGGACTCCGCTCATTCCGGCCCGAAGAATCACTTCAAGACCGTGGTCATGCCCTTCGGCTTCAAGAAGAAGTCGGAGCCGGTCAACAACCGCGACGCCGGCCTCATCGACTCTCAGCGGTGGGCCTTGGAGTCGATTGCCAGGACGTACCGCGTCCCGCCGCACCTGATCGGCGACCTCACGAACGTCCGCTTCAGCACCGTCGAGCAGTCGGCCATCGACTTCGTGACGTTCTCACTGATCCCCTGGTGCCGACGCTGGGAGATGGCGGCCCGCCGCGACCTCGTGGTGGACGACAAGAACTACTTCACGCAGTTCGACACAAACGCACTGATGGCTGGCGACTACGCCGCTCGCTCGCAGTTCCTCCGCGAGATGGCGAACATGGGAGTTCTGGACGTCGATGAGGTCCGCGCTCAGATCGGCTACAACCCGCTGCCCAACGGCGAGGGCAAGAAGCGGTTCATCCAGGTCAATATGCAGCTTCTCTCGGCCTTCACGCCGGGGAACCCGACCGCCCAGCGCGAGCCGTCGCCAGAAGCCGCGCAAGAACAGCCAGCCGAAGCCCCGGCGCAGCCCGCCGAGGCGGCCCAAGGCCAGGAAAACCGATCCCTCGACGCTGCCGAAGCCCTCTTCCGCACCACGCTGCGACGACTCGCCGGCATCGAAGCCGACGGAATCCTCGAAAGGCGGTCGAAGCCGGAGAAAATCACGCAATGGTTCGGCCAAGTCGAGGAAAAAATGCGGATTGAACTCCGCGACGCAGCATCAGCGGCTGGTCGAGACGTTGATTCGTTCGTGGCTGCGTGGGTGAACCGCTCGAAAGACCTCCTCCTGGAGTGTCACCGCAGCGGAAACAAGTACGAATCGGTCACGGACGGCTGGTTCGAGCGGCATTTTGACGAGGTGAGTGATGGCTGACACTGAAATTGAGCGCCGGCTGACCGTTTCGGACACGACGATCGAGTACCGCGACGTCGGAAACGGAGAAAAGAGGCCCGTCATCGTCGGCTATGCGGCCGTCTTCAACTCGGAGTCGAGAAATCTGGGTGGTTTTGTGGAGGTCATTCACCCGAATGCCTTCGACGAGGTGCTGGCGACCAATCCAGACGTCATCGGCGTCTACAACCACTCCAAGGACAAGCTCCTGGCGCGTTCTGCGAACGGTACGCTCAAGCTGAAGCCCGACTCCTACGGCCTCCGGTACGAAATGGGGCCGCTTCCGCGGACGCAGACCGCCGAGGAGGTCGTCGAACTCGTGGCCGGCGGCTATGTGACTGGAAGTTCATTCGCCTTCGCCATCAAAAACACCGGCAGCCAGCGCGGCGAGTCCTGGAGCGTCACCAGCGGCGGCCTCCGCAAGCGCGAGGTGCGTTCCATCGGCAAGCTGGAGGACGTCGGCCCCGTCGTGCGGCCCGCTTTCGAGGCTTCCAGCGTCATTGTGAGCCGCCGGGCCATCGAAATGGCCCTCGGAGACGCCTATCGCCCGAACCAGACGATGGCGAACGCTGCCCGTAAGGGTCTGAACGCCTGCCGCGGCCGCGACGACGTCGATCAGGTGCTCATGGGCATCGCCGAGCACCTCGTCGCCCGCGAAATCGTCTCGATCGAGGAGGTCGAGTACCTGGCGAACGTCCACGAGCGGTGCGTCGAGGCCCGCGCCGAGGATTGGACCGGCTCGCCGGCCTGGGTCGAGTGGAAACTGGCTGGAGGAGAGGCTGGGGCGAAGTGGGTCGCGAAGCGCAGGGCTTCCGCGGCATCGCCGCCGGAATCCCTGCCCTCCGAG